TCATCCACGCTTGCCAAAGTGTTACCTGACGAGATGGCGACCACGAGGTCTTCTGGTAGGCCGATCTTGCGTTTCTTCAACGCCTTCTCGGCCTTCGCAGGGGAGACGACAGTAGTCTCCATCACTTCAGATTCTGTGAGGCCGTATGCGAACAAAGCGACTTTCGCTTTCTCCTCATCCGACCATGACCTGATGGCGCGCTTGGCCACCAGTTTGTATTCGGGCAACTTAGCGCCAGACTCAAGCATCTGCAATGCAAGGGCGCGTAGATCTTTGATCCAATCCTCAAGCATGTCAGCGTTCTTAAGATAGGCGCTGATCTTGGGCGCGTCTAAATTATCCAGTTGCACTTTGAGGGCGCGGTCTACTGCACCAGTCATCTTGGGGCAGATTGGCTTGGCAGCGCACCAACGGCAATGGTCACCGACGGAAAGTTTTGCGTCAGGCTTTTCGGCTTGCTTGACGGCCTGCACCAACTCTTGCTCAAAACGGGCGATACGCATGGGCGTTGTCACCCAGCGGCGTACTTCAGGGGGTTGGACAATGACCATTTCAATTTCAGTCACGCCTTCAAACGCCCACTGCGCTTCAGGTGTACGCATGGCCGCAGCCGCGTAGAACATCAACTGTGGGTTTTCTTCCACCTCGACCATGACACCATCACCGAATTTCCAATCCAGAACGACGGCGCGATTACCAAGGCGGCCAATAAGATCAGTAGAACCAAACACGCCAGGAAGCAGATCACCAAAACCAACTCTAGTCTCTGCTTCAATCTCCATTTTATGTTCAGGGTCAATGACGTCAAGGGCGCGAAGGGCTGGCAGGATCTTTTCTTCCACCAATTCAAACGTGAGAATTTGATCTTCATAGCGTGTGCCAATGTAATATTCTGGCGGCTCCTCACTCATGATGAGTTCGGCCATGACGTTGTGCAGGAGTGTGCCTTCGTCAGCGTATTTGCTTGAGGGTTTGGGCGGCATCTTTTGCACCAGCGCCACACTGCCTGGGCAGTTGATGACGCGCTTGGCTGTTGAGCCGCCTACGATGTTTGAGTGTTGCACTTTACTGTCCTTTAGTTAATGAGCTTTTAATGTAGCACAAAAATAATTGTTGTGCAAATCTTTTTTACATGTATACTTTGCGGCATGCGTGAAAAAGAAATTGAAATTTATTTTGACTGGGCGGTGCAAAGCATCGGCGGCAGGACTTGGAAGTTTACTTCGCCTGGACGCAAAGGTGTAGCAGATCGCATTGCGTGTTTACCCGATGGGCAGACATGGTTTGTGGAAGTCAAAACCAAAGGCGGCAGACTGTCTGCGCTCCAGAAATTATTTGAAACCGACATGATGCTGTTGCGTCAAAACTACGCATGTCTTTGGACTAAGGAACAAGTTGATGCTTTCATTGCGTCCGTATCAAGAGACAGCCGCTGATTTTCTCTACGAGCATGACCGCGCCATGATCTTGGCGCCAGTCGGTGCTGGTAAGACGGCCATCACGCTGACCGCCATGTGGGAGATGACCCGCGATGGCCACGTCAAGCGCTGGCTGGTGCTGGCGCCCAAGCGCGTCTGTACCGACGTGTGGCCAGTCGAGCGCCCTAAGTGGGGCGACCGTCTGAGCATGGCTTTGTGCGTTGGCACACCTAAGCAGCGCCTAGACGCCCTTAAGACCAACGCCCAAGTGGTCGTGACCAACTACGACAACTTGCAATGGCTGGCCGAGCAGAAGCTGAACTTTGACGGCGTTGTGTTTGACGAACTCACGCGCCTCAAGAACCCTAGCGGCACACGCTTCAAAGCGTTTCTGAAAGTCGTTGACCCTATGACGACACGCTGGGGTTTGACTGGCTCATTCACCAGCAACGGTTTAGAAGACGTGTTTGGTCAGTGCAAGATCGTTGACCAGTCTTTGCTTGGCCGTTCTAAGGGCGCGTTCATGCAGCAGTACTTTGTGCTGATCAACAAAGAGTTTGGCGAATGGTCGCCTCGCGTTGGCTCACTTGAGAAGGTAATGAACGTGATTAAGCCTGCCACATTTGTCTTGGAGGCAGGTGAGTATAAGGACAAGCTGCCGCCTTTGCATACGGTCGAGGTCAAGTGCGACATGGATCTGACGCCCTACAACAAGATGAAAAAGGACTTCGTGCTGGACGGCATTACGGCGGTCAACGCGGCTGTTGTCACGGGCAAGTTGCAACAACTGGCGTCAGGGTTTGTGTACGACACGATCACCACGCCATCGCATGTGCCTGGCAAGTTTAACTCTACCCAGCGCCCGATCTGGTACGGCTTGCACAAGTTTGAACGCCTTGAAGAATTACTAGACGAGAACCAGCATGCCAACACCATCATTGTGTACAACTACCAAGAAGAACTTGCCGAACTCACAAGGCGCTTCGGACGTTTGCAAACCCTTGACGACGCCAACGCCATCGAGCGATGGAATGCTGGAAAGATCAGGCTACTGGCCGTCCATCCGAAGTCAGCAGGCCACGGCCTCAACCTCCAACACGGCGGCTGTCACATGGTGTTTCTGTCACTGCCGTGGAGTCTGGAACTATACGAGCAGACCATTGGCCGTCTGCACCGCAGCGGGCAGAAACACCCTGTGTGGTGCTATGTGATGCTGACCAACAAAACGGTTGACGAGAAAATCTGGGCGGCGCTTCACGACAAGCGCGCCATATCTGACATTGCCATGGAGGAACTTAAATGAACTGGCCATTTCCACCATTCCCAAACCCCAAGGACAAGGGCGCTAAACAGCCCAAGTTTAACCCTGACAACTACGAGGACGCACCGCGATGACTGATTGGACACAAGAGGAAGACGAAGCCTTTAACGACGTCGAGAAGCACAGCAACCTTGGCAAGCAAATCTTGCGTGAGATTGGCCAGCCGTATCACTTTCAAAAACGTGAGTGGGTCGGCCTGACGGACGAAGATGAAATTGATTGGGATGGCGGCGACTTAAAGTCCCTTGCCAAAGCCATTGAAGCCAAACTGAGAGAGAAAAATGAAAAGACTTGACTTATGGAAGGCCAAGCTCAAGACGGCCAAGGCTGAACTGCGTATCAGAGAGCGCAACCTTAACGCTAGCACCCGCGCCTACGCTAACTGCAAAAAAGAAATCTACGAACTGGAGAGAAAAATTGAACGACACCTGGCGCAGCCTGAATAACAAATTAAGCAGTCTGACAGAGGAAGAAGTCCTCAGACTGCTAAACGAAGAACGTGAAGGCGCCAAGCGCGTCTCCATGCTTCAGCGCCTTCACCAGCGCTACAACACCCTGCGCGTTGCGCGGGAGAGACTAGAACTACTCAAAGGAGCAATACAACCATGATCAATTGGACACCACCCCAAGGCACTAAAATAACCTACCCAAGCAAGAGCCTGCACGACCGCACGTTTAACTACCAGCGCGGCTCAGACGTGCAAGCCCTCTGGCGTGAGTACGGTTGGACACCGCCGTCCGAACACATGCCACCGCCCCCACCAGAGAAAGCCAGTGGTTTTTAACTACCTCAAATGCGCGCCCGTCCAGCCATGCGCCAAGTGCATGAACTGCAAACGGCGCGCGCCAGCCGCCCCTCTTGTTGTGCAGAACAGCAAGTCCAAGGCGTGTATTTACATGCCTATCTCACTTCAAAAATAATGCACAAATTTAAACTCTGCGCCAAGTGCCAGACAGAAAAGCCGCCCGAAGGCGGGGTCAGCATCGGCCACAAATGGCATTGCCAGTCCTGCTGGGTTAAACAATCAATTGGTAGATATACAAGAAATGCCACGCCCAAAACCACCCGAACCCCTTAAAGGCCGCCAGATCAGGCTCACAGATCGTCACATGATGATCTTCCAAGAACTTGGCGGCATTGACTGGCTGCGTAAGCACTTGGACAAGAGCGCCAAGATGCCCGCCAAGTATTACCGTCTTGAACTAGACGCACCCTCAAAGAAAGAAATCAATGACTAAGGATAAAACATGAGTTACATCGTGGCATCACTGCCGCCCATGAAGTGCTTTGTCAAGCGCGAGTTCTTGTATAACGACCACAAAGGCCATGGCGAACTGGAGCCTGCCATCTGGGTCAGTCTCAAAGCCTTGCGTGGCCAAGTGTTCCGCATCGAGTCGCTGTTGCCAAACTATGGCGCCCTGTACGACAAGCTGCCGATCCACGCTTACGTCTGGCATAAAGACGCTGGCGATTTGCCCATTGACACGCTACAGCTGTGGGACTGCATGGGCTACCGCTTTACGATCATTGAGAAGATTGGCCTGCGTAACCTGGGCGTCAAGTTCCTTGGCAAAGATAAAGAGTGGCACTTCGGGCGCTATTTGTTCACAGTAGACTTTTGCGCCGAGGGCATGGACTTAGACACGGGCTTTACCGAGCAGGCCGAGGAACACAAGTCTTTTAACTGGATTGCGCTGGACAACGGCCAATTTGCTTGCCAGCCAAACAACCGATGCCTGTGGTACGACCAGAGCCTGATACCAAGTGAGACAAAGTTTCCAGATTTTCAAGCAGCACAGCGCCTTTGGACGGTTGACGGTACACGCAAATGGTCTGCCGGTGACGATTGGTTTTACGACATCAAGGAAAGAGCGTGAGTAACAAACCAGACTTTTCTACATGGAGCCAGGCTAACTTGGCCAAGTTTGCCGAAGAAGCCTACGCCAAGTTGTGTGAGCAAGATGACCGCATACAGCACTTGCAGTGCGATTTAAAGACCGCTATTGAGGCGTATCGCGCCGTGACTAAGCAAACGCCCGAGTCCCAGCCTTGTCAATGATCAGCGCTTGCTTGCGTGGTGTGGCCTCTGGCGTATTGGGTACGCTCAAATGCGTCCAGCGGTCGAACTCACGAATGACTTGGTCATAGGGTAAACCCGAAGCAATGATTGCCCTGACCACTTGGTCTGGCGTCAGTCCAGGAACCCTGATGTCCACAGCACAACCAACGCGATGCTGGCTGCTATCTTTAGAGCCAACAGCGTCATTGACTTGCTTGTTTCTAAAAGCCGAGTTGACCATGATGGGCTTGCCGCCCAAGGCTTCTTTGACGTCTTCAAGGAACTCAGCCAAGCGCTGAAGGTTTGCCAGTTCTTGTTCATTGGGGGTATTGTCCCAGCCGTTGCGCTCTGCGGTTTCTGAAGCTGTCAGTTCTTCAAGTGTGAAGTGTGGTGTCATTTTTTAATCCTGTCTGCGATCTTTTCCATGGTGCGGCCACCGAAGTAGAACGACATCACGAGCATGCCCCACTGGCCAAGCAGCTCAACATAGGCGCCGCGCGTCTCGTATTCAAAGATGGAAGCAACAGCAAAGCCAGAATAGGCCGCCAAAAGGAATATAAGCGTCATAGGGCGTATATTTTTGGACAGCCAAGAGTCAGACGCCATGTCGGCCTGAACGCGCTGTGTGAGGTTGTTTTGCTCAGTCTCGTACAGTTTGGTTTCGTTGGCCATCTTGGCCAGTTCACCATCCTGCGCCATCTTTTGCAGTTCCAACTGAGCCTTGGCTTTAGCCTCTGGGTCTGGGATCAGCTTGTCAATCAGCTTACCGCCCACGTTTAGGAGTGCGTCTAGTCCAATCATTTCTTGTCATCCTCATTTTGCATTAGTTTGATACCACTCAGGAACCCAATCATGCCGCCGATAAGAGTAGAAAAAGCGGGTGAAATCATTTTGAAAATCTCGGCGTTGTCTACTTCCTTGGCCCACAAACCCAACATAAATGCAAAAACCATTGACAGAACAGAAATGCACAATGTGGTGCTGACCATCAAGGTCACATACAACGTCAGTTTTTCTTTAGTGCTTGTTGTGTTTTCCATATTGCCCTCATACAAAGATTTGGAATCGTCTGCGGTCTTCAAAGGATCCGAGTTCAATGGTGTTCTGCCTAGCCCTTTTGTCGTAAAGTTCCAGTTCCAAATCTTCAGTTTTTCTAACTTGTTTAAGACATTCCATCGCATATCTGTATTCTTCCTGAACTTTCTCAACTGCCTTGTCAAAAGCCAATTCTCTAGCGGTGTGAGTTGGTTGAACTAAGGGATACCATTTGTTTAGAGTGATCATTTCTTTTCCCTCTCAATCGCCCTCGCGTAGTAATACAAAACCTTGCTTCGTAAGTCTGCGCTATCCGCAGCGCCAGCCCACAGCGCTAAGTTATTCCAAATACCTACCAGTTGCTCTGATCTACATGCGTCGCCGTTGGTGATTAGCCACTCAGACAAACGCTGGTGGCGCTCACTCGGGTTTCCGAGCCAGCTTAGACCATAGAAGTCGGAGACGAGACATGACTCTTTGGCCGTAGCCCTTGATAGCAGCAACAGCAGTAGAAAAAGCAGCACTCGCATTCATTTGTCAACCTTGCTATCTAGTTTGTCAAAAATCTTGCCGAGCATGTCTTTAACTTCGCGCATGTCGGCGCGGTAGTCATCGCGTGTGACGTAGTTCAAAGGCATGGCCCGCACGTCAGTGTCGAGACGCTCCAAGGATCGGTAGATGTTGTTCAGCACCCAGCCACCTAAGAACCCCGCCAGACTAACCGCGATGTTGAATAAAACTTGGGTGTCCATTATTTGTTCGCCATGCCGGTTAGGTCAATTCGAGTAGCCAATGCGTTTTGAATCTCTTGTTCTGGCGCCAACATGTTGCGTTGGAAAGCCCGCGTCTTGGGGCCTTGACCGCCACGCTTGACTGGGCGTGAACCTAACGCGTCTTGCAACTGCTCGGCAAGGTCTAGCATCTGCTCGCGCTTTATGATGGCTTCTTGGCGCAAACGCTCGTTGGCCGCACGGGCAGCAATGTCGTCAAACGCGCGCGCTTGCTGTTGTGCTTTGTCCAAAGACTGTTGCACCCAAGCGCGGTCTTGCATCTTGGACGCAATGGCTTTGTCGCTCAATGTCTTCATGCCTGGCATAACTTCGGCCAGATCGACTTTGGTCTTTTCCCATGCAATCTTTTGCTCGGCTGTCATCAAAGCTGGCGACTTGCCAGACGCCAACAAATCTGCCGCGCCTTGCAAACTTTTGCCAGTGCTTTCAATAATCTGAGTAGCTGGCGTGATGCCACGGCCACCTTCAGCACCAATGGTGATCTTGCCAGTAATAGGATCAACGTCAAGCACCGCCCCGCCCCGCGCAGGCTGACGTGCAGCGGCTTCTGCGGCGGCTTGTTGCGCTTCGGCTTGTTGGCCAAGAGTGCGCGACATTTCAGCGCGGCGTACATCTTCAGCACGCAAAGCATTAAGTGGGCTACCAGGTGCAGGCAATGCATTCATCATGTTAGGCGCGGAAGGCGTGACTTGCGCTTCAGGGCGACCGAACACAAAGTTTGGTTGATATGGGCCTTCGCCTGGGCCAAGCACCTCCACAGGCGCTTCATAAGGAACGATTGCGCGGTTCTGTGGAATTGGCTGCATTGACGCGGCCAACTGATTAACTGGAATACGCATGTCGCGCAAGTTAAGTCCAGCTTGATAGCCTGGCGAAGCCATGCGTCTTGCCGCTGCCGCGCCTGCAAGTTCACCCGCACCGCCACCTAACAAACCGCCAACAATAGAGCCAGTCAAACCAAAGTTTGAGCCGATCAATGCGCCAGTACCACCAGCCAAACCTGATCGGCTAAGACGGGGCAGTTCATAAAACTTAGACGCAGCGCCTTTGCTAAACACTTCAGGGAAGTTACCCGCAATCCTACCTAGCGAAGCAATGTCACCAGTCAAGCCGTTGTCTTTTGAAGTAATACGCGCCAGTTTTGACACGTCCACCATGCCAGTGTTGAAATCGGTAGCACCTTCATAAGCGTATGTGCGCGCCATCTTTTGACGTGCGTCACGATACTCGCCCAACAACTTTGGATTGAAAATGCTGTTGTCAATCATTGACTCCAACTCGGTTGCAATCTTCAAGTTGGTGTCAGCAATGTCTAGCGCTTCAGTCGTAGCGGCCTTGTTGTTGTATGTTTTGCGCGCGCGCTCCCGCAAGACGCTGATGTTTTTTAGCAACGCTTCGCCAGTCAAACCAGTTTGCGTTTTGGCAATTGCGTCGTCAACAATTTTACTAATTGCTGGCGCATATTCTTTGGCACCGATAACGTCCAAATCTGTACGGATACCTTCTAAGCGTTGGATCATTGCATCATCAGCTTGCTGAATGGGCAACTTTTTAATCTGCTCGTAAGGTGCAGCTACTTGAGCGCGCGCTTGGTCAAACGCAGCGCGGCCATTTAATTGCGTAGTTGGGGGCAAGCCCATCTCATTTTTTGCAATTTCAGCAACGCGGGGGCGATTAACTTCGGCCAATGCTTCAGGGCCGCGTGGCCCTGCAATGGCTGAGTAAGCCCTAGTCGATATGGATGGTTCAATATCTGCTGGGTTAAGCGCAATCTTTAGACGCTGGGCATCAGCCGCTGCGTCAATCTGTGGGCCTCTGGCGTAGTCTTCAGCAGACATGCGTTCACGCCGCGCTTGAATTTGCTTTTCAAACGGCATCTTGGCGGCAACAGTAACATTCTCAGCAACTTGTTTGCCTGCTTTTACGGCCTCGCGTGCAACAACTGGCGCAACTTTAGGTGCGGCGACTGTCGCTGTGCCAATTATGTTCTCAACGTCAGACGCTGGTATGCCAGTTCTTTCAGAGATCCACTTAGCACCTTTTTGAAAATTCTGGCCGATAAAGTCCATTATCTGACGACCAGCTTCTTGCTGATACTCAGGTGTTTCAGTAACGCCAAAAGTCTTGCCAAACGGCTTTTCAAATCCACTGACCAACGATTGTGTGCGTGCAGTAGCTTCTTCAGGTGTGCGGCCTACACGCAAGAATGGATACGCAACTTGTTGCACAACCGCAGGAATAACGCCGCCCACAGTAACGTCAGCCAACGACGCGGCTGAACGACCCAGCTGAGTCATGGCGCCCGGCGCTTGACGTGCAGTGGGAATGCCTGACGGCGCGGGCATTGTTTCAACCGGCGCGGTCTGCATTTGCCGAATCGCGTCAGCAAGTGCTTTAGCATCCGCAACATTGCCTGCGGCGTCGGCCTTGACCAACGCGGAACTGAGTTGTTCAAGTGTGGCCATAGTTATTTGTTTTCGTATTTTTTAAGAAGCGCGTCAACGTTAGGCGCAACAGGCGCTACTGGGCGTTGGCCAGGTATCTGGCTTGCGGCAGATGCGGATATGGCATACTTTTTAAGACTAGGGCGATCAAATAAAGACTTACCGCCTTCGCCAGCAAACCAAGCGTCTTCAGCGCCATCGTAAGTTTTGTTGGTTTTGTACCAGCGGTCGTAAAAGTTGCGCTGCTCAATATCACGTTGAAGTTGTTCTTTGGCCGCTGCCAAAATAAATTCATTGGCTTGTTTGGTCTTGCCCAACTGGGCACCAATCTGTTCAATACGTTTTGCGTCAGATTCAGTTTGAGGGCCTTTTTGCTCAAGCTGCTTTTGCAACACCCCATTAATAGCGTTAGATTGAAATGTTTGAGTGTCTGTTGCAAACTTTTCTGCGTTTTTGACACCTAGCGCGGCCAAGACGCTTGCTCCGGCAGCAACCGTTTCTTTACCAAATCCAGTGTCAAAACCTTTGTTCAAAGCGCTTAAATTTGCTTCAATAGATGGCAGCGTTTTAACAGCAAGCCCAGCAGACTTTGAGATGTCTCTGTACTGGTCAACCAACATCTTGCCTCTTTCGCCTGATTCGGCTTTTTCTTGCACCATAGTAACGGTTGTGCCTGGCGCGCGCCCTGCAATGGCTAAACGCACCCTTTGCGCTTCTTCCTCTGGTGTGAGCAAACGATCTGGTCGTTGCGCGTCGCGGTAGCTTCTAAAACCAGCTTGTGTAATTGGATAGCCCAACGCTTGCATGGTTTTAATGTCTGCGGGGGTTGCTGTTGCCGCACGGTCAATTTGCTTGAGCAACAACGCAGCTTCAGCTTTTGCGCCTGGCGTTTCAAGATTAGCCACACGGCGATACCTTGCTTCCAGTGCCGCAATATCTGGCTGACCAACCATTGCATTAACAGGTGCTACTGGCGCAGCAGGCGCGGCGGCAGGGGCTAGCGCATTAACTGGTGCTGCGACAGGTGCGGCAAACGCATTAACAGGCAAAGCAGCACGGCGCGCCGCAGTATCAGCGGCGAACGAACCGGCTTCTGGCGCAGGTGCGGGCATACCCGCGGGGGCGGCGCCTGGCGCAAACTCTTTTTGATAGTTTGCAAATGAAAGCTGATCGTTTAATTTTTGACGAATAGCCATACCTTGCGTCAAAAACTCAGGCTTGCCCGATCTAATCATCTCATCGGCAGCGGTGGCCAAATCTGGCGGGCCACCTTTGGCAACAATAGCAGCTTGAATTTTATCTAGTGTGTCGCGGTCGCGGCGCAGTGCTTCCAACTGCATGTCGGATATTTCAGCTTGACGTTGGGCGCCCATAAGTTGCTGAACTTGCGCGTATTGCGCCAATTGATTAGGAATTTCAAGTCCTTTAACGCCAAGAGAAATGCTTGGATTGAGAGCCATTTTTGTTCCTTAGCTATATTCTGAAATACCAGAAAAATCATATGGAGTGTTTGTCATCCCTGTACCACTAGAAAAACCACCACCGCGATTTCGCAGTGCGTTAAGCAACGCATTACCTTGACTGTAATTTAGATAAGTACCTAAACCACCAGTAATTGCATTAGTTGCGCCCACTTGGCCAGCCGCTTGAGCGGCGCCAGCGCTAGTCATTAAATTGCCCACATTAGCTGCGTAGTTCTGACCAGCTTGACCTAGTTGATTTACAGAAGTTTGACCAAAACCAGCCAAAGATTGCAACGGGTTAAGCCGCGCTTGGCGTTCAGTTTGGTAGCGGTTGAAAGCGTTTGTATATTCTTGTGAACCCATCTCTTGACCAAAGCGTTGTGCGGCTTTTAAAGCACCACCAGAGATCAAACCACCACGGGCAGCGGCTTGACGATCAAGCGCCTTTTGGCCTTCAGCCAAACGGAATGCGTAGCCTGGATCTTGCTGAACTTGGCCCATGCCAAACGGCGTGTATCTAGATGCTGCTTCCAATTCTGGCAACGCGCGAACACCTACTTCGCGGAACGGGGCTTGTAACTCTATTTGCCGTTCAAACTGTTCTTTTTGAAGTTCAGCGGCGCGGTCTGCTGCGGCGGCTTGTACGTCTGCGGCCTTACTTGCTGAACGAGAGCCAAGTAAAGAACTGCCAAGAATCGCGGCGGGGATCATCCATGCGGCCATAATATTCTCCTTAAGTCACTTCGCGTCCAGAAACGCGAATGTTGATTGCGCTGGCTGTGCCTGCAATTGTACTGATAAAGTCGCCCACGCCAAGGACTTGGCCAACCAGTTCTGGGAACGTATAGACCTCAGACGCTTGCAAGGTCTTGGTCTTGGTAATCAAGTTGGTGTTGCCAGCAGAGCCAGCAACAGTGACCAAGTTCACGCTGATCGTAGCGGCAGACGCGCTGATATTAGTCGCGGTGAACTTGTCGATGATGGCCGTAACGCCAGTCGCAGTGTACTGGGTTGTTTGGGCGTTTTCGGCAAATTTAGCCGGTACAAGGACTTTGACGGTGACTGTCATGGTTTACTCCAATAAGAGGCAGTTATTAGCGGCGCGTTGCATGATGACCCAATTAGTGCCGTCAGACACCATTGTCGCCCAATTTCCTACAACTGCCAAGAGGATTGATGTGCCAGCAGTCGTGCTATCGATGGGCACAACATTGCTTGATGCAGACACTAAGGCCTGTGCCTGCATATTTTTGAACGTCAACGTGCGACCAGTCCATGACGAAGCCGCTGGCAAGGTCACGGTGCAAGTCGATCCTGACTTGTTGTTGATGTACCAAATCTCACCGTTGGCAACCGTAAAGTCAGCGGTCTTGGTAATTGGTGCGCCAACGCCCATATAGTCTGTATTGGCCACGGCGGCAGAAATTGCCGTGCCGTTGCCTTTGAGCAAGCCAGTAATTGTGGTGGTCAGCGTGATTGCTGGCGTGGTGGTGGCCGTGGCCACAGTACCGGCAAAACCGTTGGCAGACACAACTGAGGCGCTTGTAACCGTACCAGAACCTTTGCCATTAAATGTATTCCAGTCTGTACTGGTCAAGTAGCCATTTGTCGAGGTGTTGGCCGCCGCCATAGAAATGGCTGGAGTTGCACCGCCGCTAGAGACAACCGGTGCAGTTCCAGTCACCGATGTAACCGTACCGCCAGAGCCGGTGGCCGATAGCGTACCGGCGGCAAAGCTAACACCCGAACCAATTGTGACGTTGCTAAAGCCACCAGTGCCGTTGCCGTACAAAATAGACGTGCCGCTAGTGGCTGGCGCTTTGCTGTTAAAAGTGTTCCAATCAGTTGACGTTAGGTAGCCGCTTACCGATGTGCTAGCCGCAGGCATACTGATGTCAGGCGCAGTGCCACCAGAAGACGCCACAGGCGCTGTGGCGGTCACAGCAGTAACTGTGCCTTGCGCGGGTGGTGGCAGTAGATTAAGTGCCTCAATCTGTTTTTGCATTTCGGCAAACTGAGACACTAAGGCAGCGCAACAGTCAACAAGATTAGCTTCTTGAATTTGTTTGATTAACTCAGCGCTCAGATCAACTGTTGGCGGCAAGGTCTGCAACTCTTGGTTGACTGACAACAAAGCCGCATCGTAAGACGCAAGCAAGGATATGGCGTCAGCGCCAGTACCGCCATCGTCCACAACACCAGAGGCAATGTTGTTGAGCGACAGAAAGAACAAATACCAAGCGCGGTCAATCAGACCCGTGCGCGGGTCAATCAGCGGCACTCGTGGTGGCGTGATCGGCGTTGGCGTAGCGTTAGGGCTAGGCATTCGTTGGACTCAGAATTAGTTCTGCGCCCATGATGGCAATCTTCACAGGGTCAGTGCCAGACACTTCATAAACACGGTCACGCAACTTAGTCGTCATGCCAAGCCTACGCCACAGCACACGCTTGTAATACTCGCCAATCTTGCCCATGGACTTCCAATGCTCGTTTGACCATGTGTGACCGCCATCGTCTGAAAAGCGGAGCATCACTTGAGGGTTACTGCCTTGACCAAGATTCAGGCCAACGCCAGACTCGCAGTCAAGTTGCAGTGTGTGCTGGGCCGTGCGGCGCAGATTGTTCTGGCCAGTTGGCAATGCACGCCATGTGCGAAGCCACTTCTGGATGCCGCCGTTGTCGCTGAAGTCATCCAGATCAAAGGCGTAGATGTTGCCGTTTTCAAAGTCACCAATGACGATCTTGTTGTTGAACGCCATCTGGCAGTTGCCACGGTGGCGTGTAAAGTTGCCGTCAGTAAACCCTGCACGCTCATGCCAGGCTTGTGTGGCCGCATCATAGACCCAAGTCGTATCGGCACTAGGGAAAACCAGTACATAGAAGCTGTGGCCGTCTTGCTGATATGTGTACGCAATAGCGTCCGATATATCATCGTATTGTTGGATTTGCCACTCAACAGCGTGTGTGGAAATGCGAACACCGGTGTAGCCGTTGGCGCGGTAGACAATACCTTCACCACGGCGGTCACGGCCAAGCCAAAACAGGCCGTTGTCCATCTTGGCAACCGAGTAAGGGGCAGCACAGCCCAACTCGTTAAACGCGCCTTGGATGCGCTGTAAGGGGAAGTCGGTTGCGCCAGAGTCGTACCAGACCTCAATTGAGTTAGTGCCAAAAGCCCAGACCTCGCGGAAGTTGGCGGCCACGGCCACCAAGCCGTCAGGTGAGCCTTCGGTGCTGGCAAACTCTAGCGGGTCAATGGACGTGCCGTCTAGCAGTGCAGTAATCCACAGCTTCTGGCTGTTTGGCTCGTTAAACACAAAGTAGCCATCCAGATAGCAGACAGTCACAGCACCTGGAAAGTCTGGATCGGTGATCTGGCCAAAGGCGTTTGTCGTGTTGTTGTAGATGTAGCTGGGGCCATTGGCCGCAATGAACAACTGCGTGCCATTGTCAGCCAAACTGACTGGGCCAGTACCAGCCACCGTGCCAATTAGCGTAGCCGCATACGTGGTGGTAATCTTGTAAAGCTGTGTGCCAGAAACAACAAAAGCCGTGCTGTCGCTAGACGAGAACGCCCACAGGCCACGGATCGGGCCGTTGCCAATGGTGTTGAGCAACTTGAGGCCAGGGGCGCGGTTTAGGAACGCAGGCTCTTTACCGGCTTCTGGGACAATCTCTGGAAACAGATTGACCATCCGAGCATCTGCCGCATTGACAGAACGCGCTACATAAGTAGAGCCAAGAATCGGCGTCTTCATTAGTAGTTACCGGCATAGATGTTGAAACGCTGGCGGTTGGCCACCAATGCGTAAGGCAGTG